CCCCGCCAAGATTATCCTGCAACCTACGCAAAGCCTGAGCACACCTACGATCTGCGGTAGAGATAGCGCACTCTAGTACCTGTGCTATCTGTTGCAGGGTAAAGCTCTCGTGATGGCGCATACGCAATAGAGCCTGGTCCTCTTGGTCTAGTTTAAGAAAACCTTTCTTGATGTCAATGAGGTTAGCAAGTAGGTTGCCACCTTCTGCCGGTGATGATGAACCTTTAGGTTGCCCATCTCTAATCATCTCTTGCGCTTGCTCTAATACTGTGCCATCTATAACTGATGCAATAACAAAGGGTAGCAACTGACCAAGAGTTGCTGACTCGTAGTAGGCTTCGTCATTAGTCTGATAGCCAGACTTAGCTGCCTTCTCCTTGCGTGCATAGCGTTCACCTGCACGCTTCATCTGCCAGGCAATGCGCTGTTCGTTATGTCTGCGTCGCTCTTCGATAGGTTCCATTAGGTCAATGGTGTGATCTTCTACTCTAGTCATAGCCCACGCCATCAGTTCTTGCTTGATGTCATCCTTCTCAACGTGCTTGTTATACCTACGATGAATAGTATTAGCAACGCTAGGTACTAGGTCATAGATTATTGGGTGCAGTTCAGTCACAGTCTGGTTCCTGTACTTCAGGCCATACGCCATCTAGTACCATCATTGCAATAGCTGAGTAGTTGAGTAAATCTACGAATGAATCACGCAATGACTCATTGCTTGGCTTAACGCCTGAGTCTAGTAAGTTATTGATGCGTGCTATCTTGTCCCACATACGTACACGCAGACCATTAAGTGGTCCACCTGGTGAGTGAGCAATGTTCTTTGGGCCGTAGTCGTGATGCTTACGCACCAATAGATTGCCTGCTTGGTCCATAATACGCCAGACATCTGCAATGAAAGCCGCATCTACCTTGTCGGCATAGGCCGAAGGAGTATAGTCTCGGTTTCCATATTGATCTCTAGGATCTGGAAGCCCATATGCTGCAAAGTCTGTACCATCGTGTCCCACTCGCTTCTTGTCATCGTCATACATTTGACTCCCCTATCAGTAACTTTCTTGTAGCATCAATTCCATTAGCCAAGTAGTAATCATTGATGTCCATACCTGGGGGTAGTGTAACAATTTGTGAGTTCATTACCTCGTTCGCCACGCGCTTAGCAAACTCAGCTCCTGGGTTAGACCCATCCTCTTTGATGTCATTGTCACCAACAACAAAGATAGTTTCGTACCCCGCAAATAGTTTTGGAAAGTGTGGCTTCCAGGCTGCAACACCAGGTACACCCACGGCAGGGATACCAAGCTCACCGCTAGTAACTATCGCATCTAGTTCACCTTCACATACAACGATGTGTGGTGAGTCAACAGTGATGTCACAAACGTTATACAGGTGTGCCTTCTGCCCAGTAGGTGAACCATACTTAGGCTTGGCATCATCTAATCTTCTAAACTTAAAGCCAACACAACCACCGGATGCTGTGATGTACGGGATGGATAGCCACCCTTCATACATCTCGTGACCATTGATTGGATTAGTAATAGTCCCTAACTGAAACAGTCCTGCTGTCTCTTCAGAGATCCCACGTGCGTTTAGTACGGCCAGTGCTTCGGGACTTATTGCTTGAGCGTATTGTTGCGCCGCTTCCAGCAGCAATTTCGACTGCACGTTTGAGGCCATCGTTAAACTCCAAGTTCTCTAGTATGCACACTAAGTTAGCTGCGTTGCCACCCTTACCGCAGGTATGGCAGAAATATAAATTGTCATAAGTATTGATAACTGCTGAACGTCTACTGTCACTATGTAAACAGCAACGAACCGAAGCACTCTTGCCTTCACGTACTTCACCTCCATAGTGGGAAACGATTGCCCCTATGGGGATTGAGTTTGCATCAACGGCACCTTTGAACCGGCTCGCTTTACGTACCCTGGACCAGTCTTGTGCTGGCATACACACCCCTTGTCATCACACTTATCGTGCCATTGAGATGAACGTTTGTAGTGAGCAAGAGTGTTCTCTTCTCCTGCCTTATGACAGTTCTGACAGATCATTTTTTTCCTTCGCTGCTTCAAAAGCTATTTGATTCTTCATATACTCTATGCCTGCATCAAAGCCTGCGTTGTATCCTGCATCAAATGATGCGCTTCTAGCGTGCTCTATACCCGCACCCTTTAATCGGTTGCGGTTTTCAGGCAAACCTATCTTAGTTGTCATCTGTTTCTTCTACTTCTTCGGTAGTTGAAGTTTCAACTACTTCTTCTACTGGCTTTAGTATCTCTGATGTTGTGATTTCTCCACCTGGTACTGGCATTTGTTTCTCCTTTATCCATTGGGCTAGGTCCTGAATGACCCAGGCTTGATCTATTGATGCGTTGCGACGCTTAACTATTACATAAGAAAGAGGGACTTCCCCAAGACCTCTAGCCTTAGCATAGTTAAGCGCCTCAACTTGTGCTTCTCTCCAGAACTCAGGCAAGGAAAGGGTTGCCCTGTTCTTGAGTTCAAGGATATAGGTTTCTCCTGCGATAACAGTTACGATGTCGCCCTCATCCTTTGCCCCAGCTTTAGTCAGACGTTCTGCAATGACTCCGCTTTTACGAAGCCACTTCATTACATCTGTCTCAAACTGAGAACCTTTAGTCTTGTTGTACTGACTCATCTACCAATACAACCTTGTTGATTTTGTAGATGATGTTGCCTTCTTCATCCTTAACTAATTCGACAATGCCAGATTGCAGTAAGGCACCAACGAAGTTGGTAAGGTCTACCTTGAGTGCGTTAACATCATCACGCAGTGCATCAATCTTTAGATTGTCTCGATATTTATTTGATAACTGTTCAGACATTGTATCCTCCTTGGTATCCTGCGATTGCATCTTTCCTTAACATCCAACCAAACTCATCTTGGTCGCCTATCTGTACTGCTGCATAGTTTACTAGAAGCTGTGCATATTTACTGCCGTCAGCACTGTGTGGACCAAAACGATTCTTTACCGGTGCTACCTTAAGAATTGCTTGTGTTGGGTCGTAGCCTAAAGTCAAGATCAGACTAGGCAATTGACTCACTTTCCCGTGAATTGCTCTGCGATGAGGTGGGTTACTAGGTGACCCATACTCTGACTGTTCTGATACGTGGTGGAGCACCATCACACAGGCCTCAGTCTTGCGTGCCATATCGTGAAGCTCCATCATAATTGCTCTAAGTCCTGCCCATTCGTTGTCCGTCTCAGCGGTGATGTTCATTAGGTTATCAATGACTATCAACTCAGGTGGTTGTCCATAGAGTTCAACGTAGGCCCTGATCTCTAACTCCAAGTCATCAATGTTTGGAGATGAATCAAAGACCCACTTGACGTGTGAAAGTTTGTCTAAGTGTGCATTGTAATACTTACTATCGTTAGACAGGTTTGCTTCGACTGTCACTTGTGAGTGACCAGATAGATGCGATACAGACCTCATCATTACAGTAGTGGTATCAGTATCTGCGGAGAAGAAAAGTGTAGGAACCTTGGCTTTGATTGCATAGATCAAGGAAAACATAGACTTACCAGCATTAGGTGCAGCAGCTACCATACATACCTGGCCTCTGCGAAACTTAATACCTTCTGTTGCTAACCCTTTCCACACATCAGGAAGTGGTGTTGCTTTGGTAAGCACTCCACTCCAAGCGCGGGAAAGATTAAGCAACGCCGTCCTCCTGATTTAATCTAATGCCTCGTTGTTGGCGAATACGGAAGCGTTCTCTTGGAGAGAGTCCACCCCATATGCCAAAGTTCTCTTTGCGTATTCCCCACTCAGCACATTCTCTGCGGTGGGGGCAACGCATACAAATTGATTTTGCATACTGGGCCTCGGCAAGACTTACTGATTCCTGTTCTTTATCAGGAAACCAGAAGTCACCACCGATTGTTGCACAACTAGGAGCTTCGTATTGACTTGGCTCCCGCATTAGTTATCGGACCCAGATGGTGTCGCACTTATCTGGCGCACCCTTGGGTGCTGCACACATATAGCCTGACCACGGACCCTTTTGTCCTACACCTGAACGTAGTGTCATTGCACCGTGACGGCAGGTATTACCGCCACCTGATGGTGCTGTTCCAACTGGTGTTGCATTGAACTGCTGTGCTACTGCTGCAACTGTTGGTGCTGGTGCTTGACCACCTGATAGTTCTGCTCCAGTTGCACGGATGTTCATTGCGTTCATTGCAAGATCTGCAAGACCTGATTCTAATTCTGTAACTGTTGATGCGTACAAGTTGATAAGTGTTCCATCATTTAACTTGTAATTGATTTGGAACTTTGTTCCTTCTGTAGCCATTTACTTGCCTCCACTTTGCTTGATTGATAGTCGCTGGCTTTCAGCTCCTACCTTCTTAGGGACAAACCCTAATAGTTTTTCTACCTCTGTACTGTCAACTGTCTCACGACCTTTAACAGTTGTCCAACTGACTTCGATACCTGAATTAGTAATACCCAGTAATCCTTCAAAGGATGCCTTCAAAGAATCTTGTTGTGTTTCTAACTCTTTGATCTGTGCTGCTAACTGTAAGTACAGCAGTGCGTTCTTGTCAACATCTTCATCAGCAATGATTACATCACTGACTGGTGTACGTTCTTTTTTTAGACCAACGCATCCCATCTGCCCACTTGCGTCATAGAACTTGCAGTAGTGTTGGCAGTAGCTTGCATCTTTTTCTGGTGCTGGTGCTTCCTTTGCTTCCTTAACAGCCGCTAGCCAACCGAGTGCTTCTAGTGCAATGGACTCATTGTAGTCTTCGGTGTGAACCTTGACATCTCTTTCGTCCCCGTCCCTGGCAATTGCTACCAGAGACACTCGGTTGACCGCATAGCCGTTGTTAGCTAGGAGGTAGCCGTATAGCTGCACCTGCCACCGTTGTTGATTGGTTGGAAAGTAAGAAAGGTTCCGGACCTTGCTTGTCTTCCAGTCAATCACATCACCAGTACCAGGAACAAAACAGTCAATGTGTGCTTTCATTCCGTTGTATTCAACTTGGGTTTCAATCAGCACATCTGGATTATCTGCCAGTGCTCGTTCAATCTCTGCGTGGATAGCAGTACCCATAATCGCAGCGAGTTTTAATTCATTGTCATTAGTTTCAGGTTGATCGTTTAGTCGGTACCACACCTTACGGCGACAGCCACCTACCTCTGATGGACCAATCTGTACTTGTGTAGATCGTGAACGCTTAGCATCGCCTGCACGTAGTGCAGTGAGCAGTAGTTCTTTTGGGTCAGTCATTTGTTTGTCCTCTTTCGTGTAACAAGAAAGCAAGTCTACACGCCTTCCACCCTTGGTCAAACCAATAGTGTGCAGCGTATTCACCTGTTGCTATTACATCTTTGAACTCTGCTTCTACATAATCGTATGTATTAAACTCCATAGCTACATCCTCTCCTGTACCACCAACTGTAAAGGCTTACCAGTATTAGCGTCAAGGACCGACGCAATCTCTACGGCTTTACGGGCGTGTCTTTTGGCGTAGGCTAACTCCATATCAGGTTTGCAGATTGAATACAGGTAGCCAAGAGCAAGCTGACCCCCACTACCAATGCCGTACGCTCCGTGATTTGCTTGGAAAAAAGAGAGATCACAAGCAATACGAAAGATATTGCCGTTAAAAGCAATGAGATAATCGAAGCCACCATCTTTGTCCACCTTGTTGTAGTCGTAGTTGTTGTCGTTAAATGCTGTGAGAATACTTGGGATAATCTTCTTACCCATAAATTGTGCTGGGTCCTCACCTTTGTAAACAGGTGGCTTCCAGTTGTACGCAAGGATGTCACCAGGTCGCGTATCACCTGAGATACCGATGAGATACTTACCCACCTCAAGAATCTTTGGCGTACTTGTTGCTAACGTTACTAGGTTGTCCTCGGTAATCTGTGAGTCAGCTACTAGAACAGCGTAATCAATACCTTCAAGTGCCGCGATTGTTGTCATACTGGGCATCCTACCAGTCCTCGGCGTGTCGTCGCGTAGCGACACCTACTAGTCACTACAATATGAGCCGTGAGGCGAATTAAACAGACGGGCGCCCTCAAAGGGCGCAGCAGTACCAACCGTACAGTAACCCTGCGGTTCCGTCTACCAACCCTGCCATCGTTTAGATGGCGCAGGAATACCCTTCCTAAGCCTTTTGGGACCGATCTGCGGGGTTTAGGACCACTTCACGTGTGTCCGTGTGGCTCTCAAGTCTTTAGCGTTATGGCCTCTTTTGAAGACTACGAGCTGGTCTGGTACTTCTTAGATGCAACCTGTGTTAACTGCGGAAACCTAGTAGTTGTACCCTGTCCAATAGATAAAGATGCACCACAAACTCACTGACCATAACGAGCAAGAACGCACTGCCACGTGCTCTATTTGTGGCCCCACTAAGATCAAGCTACGAGATAAAACTAATCCACTCTCTAGTAGGTACCGATGCAAGGCTGTCTATAAACGCAACGTCATCAACTACCAGTATCCATACGCTAGACATAAAGGTACAGAATGTCAACAGTGTGGGTTCATACCAGTACACATCAGTCAGCTCGATGTAGACCACAAAGACGGTGACCGGTGGAACAATGACCCATCTAACCTACAAACTCTTTGCGCTAACTGTCACAGATTAAAGACTCATCTATCAGATGATTCAAACTCTGGCATATTTTAGGGACAAAAAAAAGAAGCCGCCCCGAAGGGCGGCCTCTCTCTGCCTCGCGCTAATGGGTTACTTAGACCCACGACCAAACTCTGGTGAAGATGCGTCTAGCCACTTGAGTACTGGACCTGCTGCACCTGATAGTGCTGCAAGGCCTAGTGTCTTTAGGTCAGTCTCACCAACAAGGTAAAGTGCTACCGCAGCTGACGCTGCTGCACGGAACCAAGATAGTGCGATTTGCTTGAATTGTTCCATTACGGACTCCTTTGCTTTTACTTTGCACCGTGCACTTTGCAACAGGTACAAACTTCTTCCTTAGCCAACTTCTTTGTTGGTGTAGGTATTGCTTTGGCTTTAATCTGATTGATGATCTTTGGTTGATTCATCCACCAGAACCAAGGGCTAGTGTCATTGCCCATATCGTCATTGATTGAAATATGTAAATGCTTATTGTGCTTATTGCTTCCGGTGTAAACTCTGTTACCTTGCTTAGCCTTTTCTGCAGACCAGATCTTTCCCTTGAATATCAGGTACTTAACTCTCTTGTCTTCCTTTAGCTTCTCAAAGATATCAGTGCAATCAATCCCATTCTTAGGATCATCTGTTAGATCTACTGCATAACCTGTGTTGTGGTCTGAGTTAGGATTCTGATTGATGTGCGCTGCTGATGGTAGTAATCCATCTGAGGCTTTCTTCCGAGAAGGTGATATCGCTGTGGCTTGTCGAAGGACAGCAATAGCGGCAGGCGTGGCTTTCTTTACAACAGGTTTCATCTTGATTCATCATCCTTCTTCTTACTCTTGAGTCCATTGGCAGATACAATTCCAGCTAGAGTTCCAGTAAGGAACACAGTCAGGGTAGAAACTAAATCAATAAAGGCTGCATCGTTAGGTGCTTGCTTCATTGGTTGAGTTACAAAAACTAAAGCCCAGAGTAATGAGAACACTGAGCCAGCAAATACGATTGCTAAGATGATGCCAATGCTGACAATCAATCTAGCGTGGAGTTCTTCAGGTGTATATCTTTCAGGGCGCTTCATCAAATACCTCTGGTAGTAGATCAATAGTGCAGTTGCCTGTTACCTCGCATTGTGGAGGGTTACACTCAGGCTTTTCCCAATTCTCAAACTCCTGGCACGGGTATCTAACCCAGCCCTGATAACCGCAACCGCTAAGAGTTATTGCGAGTAAGAAGGATGCGATAAATCTCTTCAACTTGTCGCTCCAATCTATTTACCGAATCTTTAACACTTGATCCACCATTAGGCTTGAGTTCATTGAGGTAATGCTTAACCATCCAACGTACTGAGGCAGCAAAGCCACCGATGATTGTGCATACTGCAACAGCTACTGTTGCGTAGTCTTGTGCCTGCATTAGACCGTCCTAATGGTTACTAAGAGCAATCCGCCGTAACCGGAGAATCGTTTATCTGATGGTGTGTTGTTTCTAAAATCCATTTCCTCAATGATGCCAAGGTATGACTCACCAGTTCTAAAGTCTTGAATCTGGATGGTGTCACCATTGTTTTCTATTAACTCTAGTTGTGACATACGATCATAGGCTGCGCCTTCAAAGCCAACCTCGACTCCGAAGTGGTCTGTCTCGTGGTCAAAGCAAGACAATGGATACTGGATGAGTCGCTGACGTGGTGTTGCAGGTAACGAACGCAACTGGTAACCAGTAAATAATGGTCCCTTAGTTGAATCAGTACTAGAGCGAGTCAGTGTAAACTTAAAGCCAAGATACTCTTGAGCAGTTTGTGGATAGTTAATATTGATCTGAGGTACAGCAGACTCTTGACCAAAGACACCGATAGTGTAGAAGTTGTTAGAAGCATCTACTGATTGGATAGTAACGCCACCATTGGTAGTATCTACACGAGCCTGCATCAACTTAAAGATCTTAGCCTCTAGTGTGTTGTATCGGATGTAACCAGTACGCAAGTAGCCACTTGGTACAAGGTTGGTTGTAGATTCTGCCCAGGTATTATTACCATTAGTAAATGCAATCCTGTCTGAGTTACCAAAGAAAGCAATCTGGCTGGCAGTGGTGGTAGTTCCAGTTGCAACCAAGTCCCAAGCCCAAGGAAAAATCAAAGCATTAGCAAGGACTACTGTAGATAGATCTACTCGTACAAGTCCTGCTGCACCATCTACTAAAGTTGTAAGGTATGCAAAGCGGTCTTTGAAAGCAATAGCATTACACGGTGCATCATCAAAGAGCACTGGTCCATACTGGATATCTCCATTGTTATCTGATACACCTACGCGAAATCCAGCACTTGTTGCAAGGACTGCATAGACACCAAGGTATACATCAAAGTCATTGATGCGCTCACCATTAGGCATATCAATAATAACTGTAGGAGTATTAAGCGTTGGGAAACCAAGAGTATTAGGAACTGCGGCATCTAAGGTAATCTTAAAGACTGCAGATGATGTACCGTTTGGATCATAGCCTGAGACATAGATAGCCTGTGGTCCTTCTGCAATAGATGACCAGACCCAGTTAGTGTTTGGGTGTGTGTACAAAGCTGTAGGCAAAGCTGCAGCACCAGTAGCGTTAGCGTTTAATTCATACAAAACATTTTCTTTAGCCAGGATAAGGCGCTGCTTAACAAAGCGAATAGTTGCCCTTGTTGTAGCCGCTGCTGCATAGATCTCAGCATCGGCAGGAGATGCACCTACTGAACCCTTATGAACGTGTGTGCCATTGACAAAGTAATAGTTAGAGCCATCAGTTGTAAGGCTTAAGATAGTCGAAGCCGTACCAGCCTGAGAGATAGTTGTGTTGGTACCACCACTTGTAATCTTCTTGAGTGCAGTGCCATCTGTCACAAAGATGCAGTCATTGGTACCATCATTGACACCGATCAACTGGGCAGGTGCAGCTCCAGCATAGAAACTGGCTGTGTCATAGAGCAGGGTAGCCTGTCCTCTAGTCCAGACATCTAAGCCTTTAGACTCTGTGTACTGGAAGCGTAGCGACTCTTCCTGCTGTGGTTCAAAGAACTTAATACCAGCGCCAAGGTGGAATGATGACTGGCTGCGTAGCCACCAACCAGTCAGAGTCTGTTCTCCAGCCTCACGTGTCTGGTCAATCTGTTGCTTGCGATACTGGGCAGTTACGCGACGATAAGGAGCATCATCAGAGTTGAGTAAGAAGAACGGTAGACCTGCAATAGCCACATCGTATGCCTCAGTGGTGCCTGCATAGGTAGTAGCACCTGAAGGATTGGATAGTACGTAGGGTATTCCCTCGGTTATATCGTCACCGTATGGCATCTATTCTCCTTATTCTAAAAGGTTCACCAGCGATCTAGTGCGTCCTTGGGCTAACTGTGTATAAATCTGAGTTGTAGCCACACTTGTGTGGCGCATAAGTTCTTTAACAGCAATCAGATCTCCGCCTGATTTCTCAAGCATCGTCGTTGCAAAGTAATGTCGAAGGCTGTGGAAATGCTTAGCGTCTTCACCAAGGATGCGACGCATCTCATTGGCTGCTCTACTAGATAACTTATTAGGCGTTACCTGCCATAGTCTGCCAAGAGTTCCGTATGACATAATCATATCTGAGACTATTGGAGATACTGGGACAATCAGGTCTGTTCCACCTTTGCCCTGTACTCGTAAAGAGTACCCGTCCTCGTGCTCTATTAGGTCTGAGCCTTTGATGTTGGCTACTTCCATAGCACGAAGCCCTGCTGTGCCACCCAAGATAAACCAGTTACGTAGCGTTGGGTTCTTGGCTTCTGCCAAGAGCTTCTGATACTCACCCTTAGTTACAGGCTTAGGCACACCACGCCCTGGCTTGACCTGTGGCAGTTGTTCAGCAGGGTTGTGACCATTGACAAGGTTCATCTTGTTCAAGGACTTGTAGATACTCCTCAGACGGGCTACGTAGGTAGCCTTGGTAGACTGCCTGGTAGCTTGGAGTATCACCCGCTCTAGGTCCTCGTAAGTTGCTAGAGCAGGGTGAACACCCAATCGTCTAATGATCTGCATATCCTGCTTGAATAGCTGCTCAGAATACCCACTTGTGCGGTATCTGTTGTGAAGCTGCTCGGCTATCTGCTCTAAGGGTATAAGTTCCATAGGCAGATCCTAGCACTACGGAGCTAGGTTCGGTGTGGATTGTTCCGCTTGCTGGCGGTCGTATTCTGACTTAGGCATTGAAGTGAACTCACCATTGCCGCGGTCAATTATGGCGTGAGTTTCTACTCCGCTTAAGCCTTCGATTTCTACAAAAGTTACATTGTGCATTTTACAACTCCGCGCTAAAGGCTAAATAGCCAGTTGATGAATTATTTGAAAGTATGTTGTACGCTCTTTGAGCAGTTAATCCTGTACCAGTAAAGCCAGCCATACCAGCAAACTCTGTACTGTCTGCACCAAGCGTCACAGATGTTGTTGTAGATACAAACCCACCACCATAAGCGGTGTTATTTGCATACTCTAAAGATGTTGGTTTGACTCTCATTGTTACGGGGAACACAACAGGGCAGGATACAAAAGTAGTGTTATCCGCCGCTGCTGCTGTGGAAAATCTTGCATAAGGACTAGAAGCAGTTGCAGACATTCGATAGTAATACCTCTGGCAAGCGGCTAATTCTCCTTGGATTGTTCCTGTTGCCGTTTGGAAAGCGGTAGCGACTGAACCTGCTTCTACCTGCACGCCCCAGATGTTAAAGGTATTGGATTGAATACCCAGCGAACCAGTACGCGCGTTAAAGTTAGAACCAGCAGATACATAAATACCCAGAACCAATGATGAATTAT